GCGAAGGTCATCTGCGGCATAGGGAGTCACCACATTGAGCGGGCTTCCGACCAAAGTCCCATCGGGTTTCCAAATTCTAATAAATCCCGCGCTCATCTCAATGATGAACCGGGTCGAGGTAGAGAAGTTGAATCCGATCAAGCGGGTCTGGCTTGTGGCCGACTTGGTCGCTCCGAGGTATTGCGTCCCCGGGCGGCGGATCACGCCACCGTAGGGGAGGATTTGGAAGTTCTCCAGCGTCCGGCAGGCGCTGCGGTATTTCTCCAGCGAGGTGCGGGCGTCGATGAAGGGCGAGACTTCACCGGCGTTGAAGGATGGGTAGAAATCAAACTTGGGCATTAAGGTGCGGCATTTTTATATGGATGTCCTGTGGGGAGCTTGCCTTGTAATCCCCACTTCCACGCGAGATACCCTTCAGTTTTTTGGTGGTCTGCTGTATTTATAGTAATAAGTGCTTCCGCGAAATACCCGTCCGAGATAGCTGTGGCTGTTGGTGCGCCATATTGCGACATTATTCGATATGCCGTTGAGGATGCCATCGTAAGGTCAAATGGTGTCGCTGGCTGGGTTTGAGTATTGTAAGTTTCTTTGAGAGTTCCGTTAAGATATGTTTTAACCGTATCTGCAACTGGATCGAAATCAAAAGCGAACAACGAGTATGTTCCCTCCAAATTTGTTGAGGATATGTTGCTTGTGTTTAATGCTTTTCCTCCATGATATAACATTCCCAAAAAATCCGTTGACGAATTTGGTAGAACTGTAATGGCATTCCCGCCGACTTGTGCAAAGATCGAATCTTGATTGCTATTAACGCTTTCCGGTCTTACAACAATATACCAAATTTGGCGACCTGTGGAAGTCGTGATTGCAGAAGCTGATTGTAGATAATCGACATCTTGAGTAGGAGAAAACGCAATAACATTGCGAGAATTTTGAGTGCCTATTGTTGCAGAGCCAATAACATTCCATACAGGATTTCCTGCGACTCGATCAGTTAATGAAGTCACGGCGGCTCCTACTGAACCTGTTAGCTTTGATGCGTCTGCCCACAATTTAGCATCAGCCAGAACTGGCTCCCAATTCGTTGCTGTTGCTCCATTTTTTGCAAGCAACATCTGGTCGGCATACTTTTGGCCGATGGTGAACATATCGTTCTGCGTGTCATTGTCTGCGTCTGTTGAAAAACCGTCATTGCCAGAACCGGGATGAACATTCCCTGTCTCTGTTCCGGTTGGGGTTGACCATTTTTGCGAGTCCACATAGCCGACATAAGCATCCAAATTAGCAACCTGCGATTGATATGTCGTCCCCCAATAACTTGTTGTGCCTGTGATGACGAACGGGAATTGAGCGGTCGGCATATCAAGTCCGTAGGTCGTCGCGAGGTAAGTCCTAATGTGCGAGATAAATGCGATGAGTGATGCGTTTGCGCCTCCGCTTTCTCCCTGCCACCAAATGAATCCAGCAAGCCTGTAAGTGTAGCCACTTGCGGTTAGTTTTCCGAGAGCATCCGCAATCGCCAGCTTGAAGGCGCGAAGGGCATCGCCTTTGCGATCCCCGGTTGCCGTCAAATCCCAATCGGACAGATCGGGCGATCCGCCGACATCTGTTAAGGTTGAAGCGCCAATCGCGTGTTTGAGAATGGCAATCGGTCTTCCATCCGCGAGACTGATCGCATTCGCACGGTTCACAAAACCAATTTCCGGCCCGAAAAGCAGAGAGCCACCCAATGTGCTTTTACCGCTATCACCACGAGTCGATCCTGCGACAAGCGAGGTTGCCCAATCGCTATAGTATTGCGTTGACGATGCGTTGCTTGTGTCGTCGTGCCACGATGAATAGAACAACCCGTTTTGCGTTTTTTGTGCAGTCGTGAGGGACGAGACAATAGCGTGACCATGTGCGTTGCTTTGACCCGCAAGCAGATAGACATCAACAACCTTGTCGGCGATCATGGCGTTGTCGAGTGTGCGATACCACTTGCCTTGGTAGAAGTAAGCCATTGCTGGAGTGGAGGTCGCAGACCCGTCTGTGACGAGCGTTTGACTCCCTGCTGCGCCTGCAAGCGGAAGCGCAGTTTTCGCAAAAACCGTTGCCGCGCTTTTAATATCCAAAACCGCTTGCAATCCAGTAACATCGGCTATGGCATGAGAGTGCGTAGAACTTGCCGCGCCAATATCGGAAGGCGTAAGAGCATCCGTGCCGCCTGTCGCGTGGGAGGACTTGTGCGGGGTGGGCTGGCGGGAGTCATTGAGGCGGCTATCGGAATCAACGACCGCCGTGCCGGTGATCGCGGACGGGGCGATGCCTGTCGCCGGGGCGTAAGAACCTGCGGCCTGCTTCCCATTAAGAGCGGTCTCTAATCCGGGGACATCGGCTATGGCATGAGAGTGCGCGGTGTTGGCCTTGCCGTTAAGTGCGGTTTGCTGGGCGGTGCTGACCGGCTTGTCGGCATCTGCCGTATTGTCCACATTGCCGAGGCCGACATCGTTTTTTGTAAGCGTCACAGAACCTACGCGCCCAGCCACCGATTGAACGGGAGCGGCGGCAGAGGCTCGGGCGTTTGTGAAATAAAGGTTGGTGCCTTCCGGCACATCGGTCGTGGTTCCGGGGGATGAAATAATTTCCACATAGTCCGATCCGCTCCAGCGGTAGATTTTTCCGGTATCAAGCGTCACATAAATCTTGCCCCGTTCCCCTGCGGGAAGCGCGGCGAACAAAGCGACCTCAATGATATCATCCACATAGCTAGGCAAGAGGGTGGAGGCGATCTTGTCGCCATCGAGCAGGCCGGTCACTTCGGATGGGGCATGGGTGTGATTGGCAGGCGCGTAGCTCCCGGCGGGTTGTTTGCCAGCATCGATCACATCCTGTGCAGCGGATGTGCGGTAGGGGGTGAGCGCGGATGGCTGGAGAGCGGTGTCGGCCAAAGCGCCCTGTGCAGCGGTTGCATAGGAGCCAGCCGCCTGCTTCCCATCGAGCGCGGTCGGCAATCCTGTAACCTCCGAAATGCCATGCGAATGCGTGGCAGGCGGGAAGGTATCGGGCTTGTTAATGACATCAGCCCAATCCGGATTTTGGAACGCCGAGACCGCCCGCCACGCCGTTCCGTTCCATTCCCATGCGCGGCCCATGGCGGAAAAGGTCTGCCCGAAGGATGGAGAGTCGGGGAAGTCGGTCATGTGAGGTTGGCAATTTGGTCTCCGGTCGTGGCAACGGTGGAGCAGTTGGCTAGGCGCTGCCCCACGCTGCCTGCGGTGGTCATGGCGGAAGTTTGGCTATTCCAAATGGCATCAGCGGTGAGGACTGCTGTGCCTGTGGTGTTGTCCACCGGGACTCCGAGCGCGACTGAACCGGCGGCTGGGACTTGGCAGGTTCCCACCTGCCCGCTGCCGTAGCTCACACCAAAGCGCACATCCCCGGTGGCAGGGCCAAGAGGAGCGTTGTCGGCGGTGAACATATCGACATAGGTGCCTGCGCCATTCAATGCGTAGCGGGTGAAGGCTAGGGTGGGGGTGGTGTTGAGGATCAGTTTTTGAGTGATTGGCGGTGTGCCGTCCGATGAATAAATAAAGCTGCCGGAAACACGGATGGCATTGTTCGTGGTTCCCGAAATTGCATTTCTCCCGTTGGCTGCTGTGACATTGCCTAAAACGGTCAGAATCGTGGTAGATATGACCGTAACAACGTGGCAACCGGTGCTTGCTAAAAGGTTTCCTGTGATTGAGCAAATGCCTCCGTTTGCATTTACTGCTGGAGATAATTGCGAAGTGCCGCCAGTTAATGAGGCCGCATTTATGGTTATCGTGCTGGACGCTCCTCCTAAAATTGCACCTGTGGTTCCGACCGTCTCCGAGCCGCCTGTGATTGTGCTGGCTGTTAGGTTTAAAATGCCTGCTGCGGTAACATTGATACACCTGCTCGCATTTGCACTTGTTCCCCCACTTAACACCGTTGTGCAATTAACCGTCAGCGTTCCTGTGCCGGAATGAAGAATGCAATCTGTGTTAATGACATTGGCGGATTTTATAGTTACGGCGGCAACGGTCGATGAGTCTGTGCCAGCAAGTCGAATTGTGCCGCCTGTGCCACCAGTTAAAACCGAATCCAGAACGGTAAGCGTGGTGCCGTTGCTCAAAACAAATCCACCGCCCGCCGTGCCACCGTAGGTGGTTCCGTTGGTTATGTTGTCGCAGGTTGGGTTGTCCGTGATTGTGACCGTGCGGTTATTGGCGATAGCGTTGTCTCCAGCCACAGGCACAGAGGCTCCGCCTGATCCTGTGGCAGTCGTTGACCATGTGTTGGTGTCGTTAAAGTTGCCAGAGGCAACGGCGAATCGGTTAGCCATGATTAGAGTCCTTTCGCGGTGATGTATTGTTGAAGCGCGGCTTGGATCGCGCCGACGGTTTGCTGTGTGGCGGCGTCCGATCCGGCGAGCGTGCCGAGCGAGATGCCGATGGCGGCAGAGTCGGCGGTTTCGACTTGGCCGTTCTCGATGCGGGTAGGGACGAGTCGCATGGCGACCTGCGCGTCAGTCGAGCCGTCGGCGTTGTATTTTCCGGTGATGGCGAGGTTGAGCGAGAAGCGGTCGTAGGTTTTTCCGTCGATTTGGAGTGGTGTGGATGCTGTCATGATAGTGGGTTTTTGAGGTTTAGCTGTAGGTGAGAGATTCGCGATTATTCCAAATTCCCGATGCGGTCGCGGTAGCGACCACGGCTCCGGAATTATCAATCGTCACTTGGCGGATCGACCAACCGGAGGCGGAAGGAGCGGTTCCTTCCAGGGCAATACCGGTGTAGTAGATGAGGTTGTTGGTGCTGTTCACCGCAAAACGCCGGTCTCTGCGGATCGGAGAGTAGCCGAGGGAGTTCCATGCGGTGGTGCCGGTGCCGATTTTGAATCTGTTGGTATCGACCTCCAGCCCCATCTCGCCCTCGGCAAGGGTGGGATTGGCGGCGGTCCATGTTGCGGCAATGCCGCGACGAAGTTGAATTTGTTGTGCCATTAGGGTGTGCCTCCGACGATGTTGTTTGTTCCTCCGTAGATCGTGGCTGGGGTGCCGCCATCGATGTTGCCGATGGTCTCCCCGGCGTAGCCATTTACGACCTCGACCCATGCATTGTCGTATCGCACATAGGTGCGAAGTGTGGTCTCGTCGAACCACACCATGCCGGTAACTGGAGATGCTGGCGGGGTGGGCGAGGTGATGATTGCAATCGGGCCGGTTGGCCCGGTGGGGATCGTGAAATTAAAAACGGCAGCAGCCGAGGTTCCGGCGTTTGTGACCGAGGCCGACGATCCTGCTGCTCCGGTCGTTGTGGTCCCGACCGCAATCGTCGCCGCATCGCCTTTGTCGCCCCGTGGGATGGTGAAATCCAAGACCCCTGTGCTTGGCGTTCCCGAGTTAATGACAGAGGCGTTGGACCCGGGAGCGCCGGTTGTGACCGTGCCGACCGACATGGTGCCGGTGTCGCCTTTTACGCCCTGCGGTATGGCGAAATTAAAAACGGCGGCGGCGGAATTGCCGGAATTGGTGACCGAGGCATTGGTCCCCGGCAGGCCGGTTGTCGTGCTGCCCACGGCAATCGTGGCGGCATCGCCTTTGTCTCCTTTGGGGATTGCAAGGTTGAGCGTCTGGTTGGGCGCGGTGCCGGTGATCGTTGCGCCAGCGGATGACCCAGCGGCACCCGTGGTGACCGTGCCGACCGAGAGGGTGTTTGCTGGGCCGACCGGACCCTCGGGGAGTCCGAAGTTGAGGACTGCGGTGTCGTATTGGCCGGTGTTGGTGACGGTGGGCGTCGATCCATTTGGCACCGAAGTGACCGCTCCTACCGTGACTTGGAGCGATGGATAGCTGATGCCGCCAGCGGGTCCTCCGCCGGTTGCCTTCGATGCCTCAATGCCATCGCCCCCGGAGCGGGACGAGACGAGTTTGGAGGACATCCACGCCGGTTTGATCTTGCCCTTGCGCTCGGTGGAATCCCGGCGCATGGCGGGGTTTTTGCCGAGGAGTTCGGTTTCCTTCGCGAGCAGCGCAGCCTTGTTGGCATCGCCGGTCAGCGGGACGGCGAGTTTCGCGGCGAGGTTAGCCGTGAGGAGGTCTATGAAAAGCGAGTCGAAAGCGGTGACATCCGTTACCTTGCGGACATATTCCAGCGTGATGGCCGATCCGAGCCAGATATCCCAATCGGACTGCCAACCGGAGGTGACCCCGGGTTGCTTGGTCGATCCGGCGACCATGCATTTGTAGACCGCTCCGTTGTTGGAAACCGCATTGCCGACCTCGTAGACACGATCCACGACCCATGCCGGGGAACCGGAATCGGCGTTGGTGTAAATGAAGTTGCCAAGGATTTCCCATGCCGATTCGCCAGCGGAATCGTAGTCGTTGACTCGGAAGACACGAAGGCAGTCGGATGGGATCGCGTAGCGGTAAGCCCACTTGTATTCCGGGCGCGGGAGGGTCTCGATGACCGTGGTGGCTTTCATCGCCCATGTCCATGAACCGGCTAGGAGGAGCGCATCGCGGACCTGCGGGTAGAGGGACTTGGCGAGCAGGAGGGCATGGGAGGACGCTCCGAATTGCTCGCCGGTTCCGATTCGCAGGATCGCTTGACGGCAGAGTTCGTCCTCGGAAATCGAAACCGAGGGACGGAACGCCGCACGACTTTCAACCGCCGCCTTGAGGGCGGGTTGAGAGGTGAGGTATTGAAGTTCTTGGAAGAACTGCTCTTTCATTTATTAGCGGGCATCGCTTGCGGTGAACCCATTTCCAGAAGTTGCGCCAACTTCATGGCCAAGGTGACGATCAGCACATTGATGAAAACCGGCGGGTATTTGGTGACATCGGAGACGATAGAAATGGCTTCGACTTGGATGGGCGAAACCTCGTTCGTGTGGATGTAACCGGAAACGATTTCCCATTTGCCGAAGTTTTCGTCCTCGTCCACGCCATTGACGCGAAGCACCTTGAGGGTGCCGGTGGGGAGGGCGTAGCGTTTGCTGTAGCCGAACGCCGGGGCGGTGACATCGGCGGTGATGGTGGATTGCGACCTAGCAAACTGCCAATCGTAGTCGGACAGCACCTCGTTGCGGGTCTGGTCGTAGAGGCTGGTCGCCAGCGCCATGGGTTCGCCAAAGGGCTTGAACGAATCGGCGCTGCCCACGCGAAGGATCGCTTGGCGGCAAATCTCGGAAACCGAGTTGGCGGCGGTGGTAGTGCGAGGTTTGGCCGATTTCTCGATCAGAATGCGGATGCTCGGGCGCGACATGGTTTCGATGGCGAGGGTTGCCATGGCCTGCGCGATTTCGCTTTTTTGTGTAAGCGGCATGGAAATCTTCGCCGCGAGGCGGGCGATGAGGGCTTCCGTAAAAGGCGGAGGAAACTTGGTCACATCGGTTTGCTTCCAAGTGTAGTCGATTTTGATGTTCGCCGATGCCGCTGCGCCGACATAGGTGAATGTCCCGCCCACAAGAGACGAGAGGGTGAATTCAGCCCCCGAACTAACCAACACTACCTTCGAAGTGTTTGCTGTGATCGAGGAATTGGCAATGCCAATACCTCCGCCGGTAAGAGTGGCGATATTGAAGGTGTTCGCGCTCGGGTTGCCGGAAACAATATAGGTGTCCGTGGTGTTCAGATTGGAACCGGCAGGCAGGTTGGTGAATTTGATTTTTTCCCCGATGGACACGCCGGTGGAGCTTCCCAAATCACTATGAAGGTATCCGCCAACGATCTCCCATTGGCCGAAGTTTTCGGAAGAGTCGATATTTTCTGCCCGGATGATTTGCAAGAAATCTGTCGGGAGAAGGTATTTTCGCAAATATCCCTGTGCCGGGGGAGTAGTGTCTGCTGTGATGCTCAACTGCTTTTTGGCAAATGCCCACGGCACATCGGAAAGAAGTTCCTCCAAGGTCTGGTCATAGAACGAATTGGCAAATACCATTGGTTGCTTGATGAGCGTGTCGGAAGACCCCAAGCGCATGATCGCCTGCTTGCAGACCTGTGTGCGGGTGGTGATGGTGTTGGATGCCATCGAGTCCGCGATGGATTCGATCTCGCGTTTCAAGGCGGACCGCTCGGCGAGCGTTTCAAATTCCTTGATTGCCGCGACCGCTTGATCGCCCAGCCCCATCGCCATCGCCAGCTTGTAAGCCATGCGGACGACGACCATTTCTTTGAAAATCGCCGGGTAGGTGGTGTCTGTGGCGGGCAGGGCGATGTAGTCGATGGCAATCGGAGTGACAAGGTTGGTGTGGATGAATTGACCGACTTCCTCCCAAGTTCCGAAATTTTCCGCTGAATCGATGCCATTGATTCGCATGATTTTTAAAGAACCGGCAGGAGTAGGATAACGGAAATCGTAGCCGGTCACCGGGTTGGTGCCGTCCTTCGCCACGCTTCCCACTTGCTGGCGGGCGAAACGCCAATCAAATTCGGAAAGAATTTCCAAGACCGTGGGTTGGTAGAATTTCGCGGCAAAGACAAAGGGTTGTCCTTGGTTCTTGTAGGTCTCTGCATTGCCAACCCGGAGGATCGCCTGCCGGATGAGTTCCGAAGCGGTTGCGGTAAGGGTGCCGCTATAATTGGCGACCGACTCAATGTTTTCCAGCAAGGCCGGTTTCGCCATGAGGAATTGGAGTTCTTGGAATAGGGCTTCGTATTTCATTTGGATTCAATAATGCCGCACAATTTGAGTGCGAGGGTTGTGGTGAGGAGTTGAGTGAAAATGGGCGGGAACTTGGTCACATCGGTGACTTTCTCGGTGACAAGCAGACGGACCGGCGATCCGAGGTTGGTATGCAAATACTGCCCAACGACTTCCCATTGTCCGAGGTTCTCCGC